CTATCCCTTACTGTACACCCAATGCTCGCTATGGACGCTACACGGCTTCCTAGAGGCTCTAGGCCAGAGGTACGCCCCGGCAAGATTGTCCTAACCAACGGTGACCCACGACAAGTCCTACAACCCTTTAACTTTGGTCAAGTTAGTCAGATTACATTTGAGCAAGCCAATGCGTTACAAAGAATGGTACAAATGTCTACAGGAGCGATTGACTCTGCTGGCATTCCGGGAAGCATCAACGGCGAGGCTACTGCTGCTGGAATTAGCATGTCTCTTGGTGCTATTATTAAGCGTCACAAACGCACACTAATAAACTTCCAAGATTGTTTTCTAATACCGTTTGTTAAGAAAGCTGCATGCCGGTACATGCAGTTTGACCCTGAGAACTACCCTGTTGCTGACTACAAGTTTGATGCTACTTCCACACTGGGCATTATTGCTCGTGAGTACGAAGTTACGCAGCTTGTACAGTTACTGCAAACAATGTCACAGGACTCACCTCTGTACAACACACTTATAGAGTCCATTATTGACAACATGAACCTGTCAAACCGTGAGGAACTGACTGCTAGACTACAAGAAGCAGCACAGCAATCACAACCTACTCCAGAGCAACAACAGTTGGCACAGGCTGCACAACAGGCACAACTTGCCTTCCAGCAGTCTCAGACAGCAGCGTTGAATGGACAAGCTACTGAGTCACAAGCCAGAGCGCAGAAGATGGCTGTAGAAACTCAGTTGGCACCACAGGAGCTAGAGATTGACAGGATCAAGGCTATCACAACCAACCTACAGGCAGGTGACCAAGACGATAAGGAGTTTGACCGTAGGCTGAAGATGGCACAAACCATGCTGAAAGAGAAAGAGATTGATCTCAAGATTGGACAGCAGCAACGGCAAGGATAGTAACATGGTAATAACCTCCGTACAATTTCAAAACGCTATTGACCAAATCAACGCCAAGTTTGCAGAACTTGAAAACAAGATTAAGGAACTAGAAGCTAAGAATGAAGCGAAAAGGCCAGCGCAGACGCGCAAGACTAAACAAGAGGCTGCCTGATGGCGAAACCAAGGAAAGGAAAAGCGAAAGTAAAGATAACTTCTAGGGGAAAGAGAGTCTCCTATGGGCAGGCTGGCCCAGCAAAAGGCGGTGGCCCTAGAGTCAAGCCGGGAACCAGCAAAGGAGACAGCTACTGCGCTAGAAGTTTAGGTATTAAAAAACGACTGCCTAAGTCTAAACAGAATGACCCTAACACTCCAAACAATTTATCACGTAAGCGTTGGAAGTGTTCAGGAGCTAAGTCAAGAAAAAAATAAGGACTACCACGATGGAATCTGAGTTTATAACTATACATGATGACCCTGAAACAACTGCTTTGCGGCTTAACTCAGAAACAATTTCTTACTTAGGAGGTTCCCTCGTTGAAGCACAAGATCCTGACATACAGCTAGGGATTCTGGAGATGATTAAACAGCATTCTGCTTTTGTAATAGAAACTAGCACAAAAATAGTAAACAGAAAGTCCGGCAAGTTACGGGCGGTATAACAAGGAAAAACAATGTCTGACGGAAGCATTAGAATACCCCAGTGGGGTCTACCTATAGGCGCTGCTGCTGTAAGCCTTGCAGTTGCATGGGGCGTATTACAGGCTAACACAGCGCACGCTAGCGAAGATAGGGAGCGCATAGCCCAGATAGCAGAGCAAGCTGCGGCAAAGGCACAGGCCAACGGGCAAGCACAGGCAGTGACGGAGCAGAAGGTCGAAGCAATCGTCAACTCGTTGGCTCGTCAGGAAAAGATCCAAGAGAAGACCAACGAACAGATACAAGCTCTCGTACAAGCTCTCTTGAGCAAGAGTTAGTTTATGATCCAGAACGACCAAACTTATTCTGCGACATGCGAGAATACAGGATGCTGCGCTACGTCCAGCCCCCAGCAAAGCGACACAAAGTTGCGAAAATGTGGCTGCGCTACAACCACCAAAAATGCGGATACGGAGCGACTTTGTATGTGCGTAACCAAGGGCCAAGAGTTCTTGGAACAGCGTGGGACACAAAGCTGCTGCTGTTAACGTGGGAGCTACAGGCACCCACAGCTATTAAAACACAGGCTGTAAAAAAGAAAAGAAGAATCTAATGGAGACTATGCTAATCTTTATGTTGGTAATTCTGGAAAAGAATGTACCTACGCTTGAGATAGCATTCCGTGAGTTGACTTCTTGCCTTGAATACAAAACAGCCTTAGTGCATCAGGATGTAGGGCAGCACGCTATTGTAATGCCCAAGACTAGACACTTTGATGCGTATTGTGAACCCAGAGTAGTGCCTGTGGCTGACGTAGGTACTAAACTGTTACTTAGAGACCCACCTAAAAGAGAGGAAGACTGACATGCCGGGATATGGAATGAGCTACGGAAAAACTGGCGGTATGAAAAAGAAAAAGAAAGCCGCAAAAAAGAAACCAATGCGTAAACCTGCTGGTAGAAAAATGTAAAATAATACTTGACTTTTTGTCAAAAGTATGATATAATCTAAACTGTATCTTAAACTAATTAAGGGAATACATAAGATGACTAAAGAACTTGAAGTTTACTTTGCTAATTACTTTGAAATGTTTGGTACAGAAGGTTGGAAACAACTTCTTACTGATCTAAACCAAAATGTAGCGCAAATAAACTCAGTTGAACAAACAACAGATAACGACAATTTGCACTTCCGTAAAGGACAACTTGCAATACTCGCTACGCTGTTTAACCTAGAAACTCAAATAAGTAATGCTGAACAAGAAGCTCAAGAGCCTGTACAAGAAGAATTAGACCTTGAATCCTAATGTATAAATTGTACGACTTTAAGTGTCTTGATGGGCATGTATTTGAAGCATTAGTACCTGAAACCCAGCACATTGTACGGTGTGAAAAATGTGGTTACAGTGCTAAACGGATTATCTCTCCTATCAGGTCTTCTCTTGATCCAATAAGCGGAGACTTTCCTGACGCTACAAAGCGTTGGGCTAAGGCTAGGGCGAGCCACATCCAATACGAGAAAAAGCAAAGTTCGTAGCTAGAACCCTTTTTTAATCTCTCCATAATACTAAGGTACGGAGTTTAATAATGGCTAAAATAATTGAGCGTGAGGATACGCAGGCGTCTACGGAAGACGTATTTGCGGAACAAGAACAACTAGAAGTGGAAGAACAGGCAACTCCTAGCGAACCTGAGATTCCTGACAAATACCAAGGCAAGTCTGCACAGGAACTTGTACAGATGCACCAAGAAGCTGAGAAGCTATTGGGGCGACAAAGTTCTGAGGTAGGCGAGTTACGTAAAGTTGTTGATAACTACATCCAAGCACAACTCACAACGGAACCACAACAACAAGAACAAGTCGAAGAAGTAGACTTCTTTACTGATCCTGAGAAGGCAGTAGCACAGGCTATCCAGAATCATCCTAAGATTAAGGAAGCTGAATCAGTAAGTCAACAGTACAGAATGCAAACTGCACTCTCTGCACTGAAGACTAACCACCCTGACATGGAAAGTATCCTACAAGATACAAAGTTTGCAGAGTGGATTCAGGGATCTAAGGTTAGGACAAAGCTGTTTGTAGCAGCGGACAAGGAGTACGACTACGAAGCTGCTGATGAACTTTTCAATCTTTGGAAAGAACGTCAACAGATGATTGGTCAAGCTGCAAGTGCTGAGAAGCAGAGCCGCAAGCAAGCAGTACGCACAGCTAGCACAGGTAATGCCAGTGGTAGCTCTGAATCAAGCCCTAAGAAAATCTACAGACGCGCAGACATTATTAAACTTATGAAAGAAGATCCTCATAGGTATGCTGCTCTCCAAGATGAAATAATGAGAGCGTATGCTGAAAAGAGGGTCAAATAGTATATCTGAGGAGATATTAAATGACTGATTCTACATATCCCGCGACTGGGGGGTTTGTTGACAATACTAGTGCAGCAACCTTTATCCCAGAAATTTGGAGTGATGAGATCATCGCTTCATACCAAAAGAACCTTGTTTTAGCCAATCTTGTAAAGAAGATGTCAATGGCTGGCAAGAAAGGCGATACTATCCATGTACCTAAGCCTGTACGTGGCGATGCACACGCTAAAGCAGAGAACACTGCTGTAACTGTGCAGAACGCTACGGAAAGCGAAGTGCAAGTATCCATCAACAAGCACTTTGAATACTCACGCTTGATTGAGGATATTACGGATGTACAAGCCCTGTCTTCTTTGCGTCAGTTCTATACTGAAGATGCTGGTTATGCACTGGCTAAACAAGTTGACACCGACCTTCACTCGTTGGCTACTGGCTTGGGTACGTCTGGTACAACATCTACGACCTACCTGAATAACGCAGGTACTTTCTTCGTAGACGCTTCTAATGGTCTTTCTACTTACACTGCTGACACTGTAGTTTCCGCTGACGTATTTACTGACGCAGGCTTCCGTGGCATCATCCAAAAGCTAGATGACCAAGACGTTCCTATGGACGGACGTAGCTTCATTATCCCACCTGTTGTCCGCAACACTATTATGGGTATTGACCGCTATGTTAGCTCTGACTTCGTAAACAACGGTCAAGTTACAAACGGCCAGATTGGTCAACTGTACGGTATCGACGTTTACGTTAGCACTAACTGTCCTACTGTAGAAGCTGCTGGTGATAACTCAGCTAGCTCAGTAGACTCTTTGGGCTGCTTGTTGATGCATAGTGATGCTATCGTCATGGCAGAGCAAATGGGTGTACGTTCACAGACTCAGTACAAGCAAGAGTTTCTCTCTAACTTGTTTACTTCAGACACCTTGTACGGAGTAGCTGTACTTCGTCCTGCGTCTGGCCTGACTCTGGTCGTTCCTGCTAGCTAATAGTAGGATAAGCATGGGGCTGCTTAGGTGGCCCCTAGCTTTCTTTTTAAGGTGAGTATATGTTACAATCTTTGATTGGGCCTATAGCTAATTTAGCAGGTACTTTCCTTAAAAATAAAGCTGCTGAAAAGCAAGCTGTCCATGACTCCAAGATGCGACGTATTGATGCGGACGCTGATTGGGAAACTCAACAAGCTGCTGCCTCTCAGTCTTCTTGGAAGGATGAGTGGTTTGCTATTATTCTAAGTTTACCGTTGATAGGTGCGTTTGTACCGTCAATGGTTCCATACGTTGAGCAGGGGTTTACTGTATTGTCTACAATGCCAGACTACTACAAAGCATTTCTTGGTGGCGCTATAGCTGCTAGCTTTGGTATTAAAACCTTATCTAACTGGGGTGGCAAATGAGAGCAGAACAGTTTTTCTTTGGTAATCCTTTTGAGTCAGAGTTTGACTTACCTCCCGGCTTTATGGGCGGCGTGGCTGTGCAAGAGGAACAAGAAGAAGAAGAACAACAAGAAGACGATCTCTCTG